ACGTAAAACACAACTTACGGAAGGTGCTTCGAAACTGAAGTATGATTCTCTTATTTTAGTAACGGGTACCTGGATTAATAATAACCACCATGAGGTATATCAACTACTACGTTTAATTGATAAAGATAGATTTACATCCTATTGGCATTTTGTAGATAGGTTCTGTGAAACAGAGGATTCTTTTTATAGCCAAACACCAGATATAGTTGGTCCTAAGAATCTAAAGGCTTACAAGTATTTAATGAATAAGTACCTGATACAAAGGCGAAAGAGAGACGTCCTAACGGAGCTACCAGATATCATTCACAAGACTATCAACATTCAGATGACACCTTATCAGAAAAAACTTTATAAGCAAATACAGGATGACATGATGGCAACTCTAGAAGACGACGAGATTCTCTTAACCCCAACAACATCAGCACAATATGCTAAGCTAAGGCAGATATGTCTTTCACCTGCGATTGTTGGTGGGAAGGAGAGTTCTAATAAAGTCCAAACCTTGCTAGACATAATAGAGAACACTGAAGGCCAGATTATAGTGTTTAGCTGGTATAAGAAATTTATAAAATACCTGATAGAGCTGTTTGGACACAAAAACATACCGTGTGTTAGTATTCATGGAGATGTTTCCAGCGAAGACAGAATACTAGCTATGGAGCGATTTACTGCCCCTAATAGTAATATAAAGGTTTGTTTAGGTACAATCAAGACCATGTCAGAAGGTTTAAACTTACAAACAGCTAGCTCATTAATATTTACAGACAAGTCTTACGTGCCGGGAGATAACGAGCAAGCTATTGCACGTGTAGATAGAATGGGACAAAAGAATAATCCACTTATCTATCATCTAGTAACAGAGAATACCATTGAAGAACACATCGAGACCATCCTGCAGGAGAAACAAGACCTGATAGATGAAGCCAGCGCTATTGAAGAAGTCATTGCCCGCCTAAAAGGGTAGTGGCTTTTTCTATTTAAAGGGTTGCCTTTTGAGCTAATATCCCATATAATTAATATTGTAAGAGGGAAACATAAATTTAGAGGAGGAGGTTTATTCATGGCAATCTTTCAGGATAGGATAGCTATCCACACAAGTGATAGGAAAGTGTTTAAGCGTTGTAGAAGGAAGTATTCGTTCACATCCAAGTTGCAAAGAGGATTGCAGCCGAAGAAACCAAACAACACACTTTGGTTAGGTACAGGAGTTCACCATGCCTTACAGTTGTATTATGAAGGTAAAAACACATTGTTAGGTGCCTTCCAAGAATGGGCTGACGGTGAAATCGAACGTATCAAAAAAGATGTGGGTGTATGGGATGAGGAGTTAGATGCACTCAACGAAACCAAAGCACAGGGTGAAATGATTTTGGAGCATTATGCTTCTTGGTGTAAGGACAAAGACAACTTTGAACCTTATAAAATGGAGGTAATGTTCAGTCTACCAATAACAAATCCTGATACTGGTGAGCAGTTAATGGTAGAGCACCCAGAGCATGGCGGTGAAGTACCAGTTGTGTATGAAGGACGTTTTGATGGCATCGTAAAAGATGACTTAGGTCATTATTGGATACTGGAACATAAAACAGCTAAGACCTTTTCAGCATGGGATAATATCTTAGATATGGATGAACAGATTAGCTCTTACATCTGGGCAGCGCAATATCTATTTAATATACCAGTTGAGGGTGTAATTTACAATGGGCTTCGTAAGAAAGAACCTACTAAACCGACTGTATTAAAGAGTGGGAAGGGGTTATCTAAAAATAAATCCATTGATACTACCTATGATGTATACTTACAAGCTATTAAAGACAATGGTTTTGACCCTGCAGATTACACAGACATATTGAATCACCTGGACAATAAGGGTAATAAGTTCTTCCGTCGTGAGTTCGTACGTCGTACACATGAGGCTATTACTAGTGTTCAAGAGCAAGTCTTTTATGAAGCGATTGATATGTTATCAGCGGAAGCATTTTATCCGAATCCAACGAGAGATTGCAGCTGGGATTGCGACTTCAAAGAAGTTTGTCAGATGGTACAGAACAGAGAAGACTATGAACCTATGCTACAAGAGTTGTATGAACCAAGGGAAGCTGAAGAAGAAACGTTTGACGAAAAAGTAGGTAAATAAAAAGGAGCTGATTATAGTGGCAATGAAAATTAAAATTAAAAATACGTCCCAGAAGGATGTTCAGGAACTAGCACAACACTGGTTAAACATTATTGTTTATGGTGAGCCTGGTGCAGGGAAGACTATGTTTGGTGGGTCTGCTGATAAGCACCCTGAAACAGGTAAAGTACTAATTGCGGATGTGGAAGCTGGTAAACTATCATTGGAAGAGATGGGTGTCGATTATACTGAGATTCAGAGCTTCGAAGATATACTCGAGCTGTATGATTTCTTATATAAATATGTACATTACCGCGATATCTTCTTTAATGATAAAACGGAAGCTACTGAGAAAAAGAAAGCTCGTATGCAACTAGCAGTCCTATTTGGTGTAGAGAAGAAAGAGGAAGCTCTTAAATTTGAACCGCCAATGTATCGGTCAGTAGTAATTGACCAGCTTACAGAGTTACAAAAAGTCAACATGAGCAGCTTGATGGATGATGTAATCTCTGAACACCCTGATAGAGACCCAGACGTGCCATCCGTACGTGAGTGGGGCAAGTCAAGTAATCAACTCCGGCAGGTGATACGTAAGTTCCGTTCTCTTAAAATGCATACTATCTTTTTAGTTCACCTGCAAACTGACAAGGATGAAACTACTGGTGAAATACAGATGCTACCATCTCTACCAGGTAAACTAGCAAGAGAAGTTCCTGGGTATGTAGACATCGTTGGTTATTTGGAAGGTAATGATGATAAAGGTAAATTCCAAAACCAGTTATATACACGTCCGTTTGGTAAGCATAAAATGTTAAAAGATAGAACACAGTCGTTGGGTGCTGGTTTAAAAATGCCAACCGTAGGTAAGATTATCGATGCGTGGGAAGCTAAACGTAAGGGTAAGGTAAAGAAACCTACTACGACTACTAAAAAGCAAGAGCCAGTTAAGAAAACAGAGACTACCAAAAAGGGAATTGACCTAGGTGATGAGGAGAAAACAACCGAAAAATAAGAGTTGAACTTTTTGCTAGGCTAGTGTATAATAATAATAATAGATTAGGAGAGGTGAGATAACCCTTGCCTCTCAAAACAAACTAAGGAGTGTTTATTAATGGGAATTAGTTTAGATTTTACAGGTGTACAAGGCGGAGATTTCGAACCTCTACCAAAAGGAAAATATAATGCTACTGTATTTGAGGTTACAGAAGAGGAATCAAAAGCAGGTAAGCCTTATTTGAGCTTCCAATTCAAGATTCAAGACGAAGGGTTCAACAACCGCAGAGCATTCTTAAATGCATCATTGCAGCCACAAGCATTATGGAATGTTAAAGGTATTCTGAAGAACTTAGGTGTAGAAGGTTTGGATGGACAGTTCGAATTGGATTTGGATGACTTAGCTGGTAAACCTTGTCAAATTCTTATTGGTCATGAAGTGTATGAAGGCGAGACTCGCGATAGAGTTAAAAAGGTATTAGCTCCAGACCCTAAATTCCTAGGTGTAGATGATGTACCTGAATTAAGTGATGATGACCTACCATTCAGCATGGATGATGACGACGAAGATGATGAATAATTAAGTTAACCCTCTCCGGAGGGTTTTCTTTTTGTTGTTTTAAGTTTTTGCAATATTTCAACCTCTCATGCTATTATTTTGTTAAAAAATACATATTCACTTCAAAAAAGATTCAAGTTTCTTTAAGTGCAATTAGTCCTTGGTTTTGTGAATTTTCTTTACAAAAGTGAATTTTTACGTCCTCTGGTTTTAAGGAACTAAAACACAAATCCTACTAAGTCAAAACTAATGTTTTTGTAATGTTTCTTTGTATTGTTAAATGTATGTAAGGGACTGTTGATTTATTTATACTTCTATGTTATACTTAAAGAGGGGAAGCCTATGTATCTTTAAAAATTTATTATAATTAACTTTTTTCTATAAAACTTGCTAGAAACATTACTTGAATATTGTTTTTGATATATAGCTATATTTTACATTTATACATATAATAGACGTAACTTAAATTCACTTTTTTGCATTGATATTTAGCCTCTACTCCATTATAATTATTAATAGAGGAGGAGATATTGTATGAGGCAAACCACTTTAGATAAACTTGAATATGTGACAGAGTTGTTAGCAGAAGGAATGAGTCAGAAAGATATAGCAGAAGAACTAGGAACCACACCCTCCAGGGTGTCACAATATGTTAGGCAGTTACGTTCTNAGCTCAGGAATTTATTCAATCTATTAAAAAGGAACACCGGGATGCGACACATAATTGCTCCGCATATATTATCGGAGAAACCGACTATATCCAAAAAGCGAATGATGACGGTGAACCAAGCGGAACTGCTGGTGTCCCTATGTTAGAAGTGTTAAAGAAAAAAGGATTAAAGGATACTGCTGTGGTCGTGACAAGGTATTTTGGAGGAATCAAACTCGGAGCCGGCGGGCTTATCCGTGCTTATGGCTCGGCAACCACACAAGGCATCCAAACGACCGGAATCGTCCGCAGAGAACTGATGCAAGGTGTTTCCGTCACTGTCAAATATACACTGCTCGGCAAATTAGAAAACGAAATTCGTCAACAGTCTAACTATCTTTTGGAGGACATTCATTATCTTGAGAATGTCGCATTTATTATTTATGTCAAAACGGAAGAAACCGATGCTTTCCAAGATTGGATAACGGAAATGACAAATGCGCAGGCAGCATTCGAACTGCTCGGCCAGAAATATGTCGACATCGATGTAGAGGATACACCTTCATAATAAAAAAACTCTGTCAGATTGCTCGATAATCCGACAGAGTTTTTATTTAATAACTTCTTTTTATGTTTGTGGTCGTATTTAAAGATAATTCTTTAATAAGTAACTGAATGATTTCATCCATTGAATTTACTTTTTGATTTTCCGTATCATGAATAACCCGTTTCAATATCTTCTGATACTGTTCTTGCTCTCTGCCCATTCATCTACCGCCTTTAAATATTTTTTCTTAAAAGTCGTTAACCTTTACTCTACATGCAAATATGTAATATT